TATTTCTCCTGCTGAACTTTCTATAAACGATGTCATTGCTGAACCATCGTCGCTCGTCCCTGTTTCATGATTGTAAAGTTTACCATCTGGATCAAAAGCAAAAGGAACTGTCCTAGAGCCAAAAGAATCAGACCAAACTGTTCTGCTCATAGAGCCAATAGACCAAGCATTCTCTGCATAATTAAAAGTAACATAGCTGTCTGGCTCAGGGTTTGTTGCTGCTGTGTTTTCATTACTAACGTAAAACCAAGTCACTTCTTTAAATTCTTTATTGTGTCCAACAGAAGTTTTGTCAATGTAACGAGTTTGCATTCTGTCGAATACATAATATTGTACTGAGCAAGGAAGCTCTTTAACAACACCATTGTAAACGAAAAAGTTGCGCTTACCCATCCAGAAAACATCACCATCAACATTCATCATTGTATGTAAACCAGCAGCACCAGAGTTAGTTGCTAAAAGTCTAAAGCTAAATATAAATGGTGGTCCAACAAACGTCATGCCATAAATAGCTTCGTCTGTAGAGATAATTGTTTCTTCACGAGATGGAACCATAGCAATTATTTTAGTCCCAATTTGCAATCTTTGATCACCTGCTGTGTTTGTAGATGTTGGTCCAAAGTCTGCGAAGTCCTCTTGATTAGACCAACGAACGAGCATTGGATCTACATCCCCACCACCACCAGCAGCATATGCTTGAGCACCACCAGCAATAAAATGCCTATCAGGAAAAGAAACTGTCGAAACTAATGCACTGCTTGGAACACTTAATGCTCCGGAAAGAGAAGAGACTAAAACTGCTCTGTTGTTAACAGTGCCAGAAGTGTCCCAATAATAAATACCTCCACCACGAACAGTTGCTATAAGGTCTTCTCCCCAGAGATTTAAAGTCCAGTTAGAATTTGTTAGACTAATATCTGACTCAGCCTCGGATCTCGGAGTTCCCCAAGTTCCACTGCTCCAACCACCAACACCCCAACCTAATGCTGGGTCTGAGCTTTGCGTTCCTAATCCGTCATCTATTCCTATAAGATAACCAAATGCTGCTGCATTACCACCACCTGCGGAAACTGTTGAGGTTGCAGCAGTAGGTGAGGTTATTGTATATGTGTTTGTTGCAACAGAAGTTATCTGAAATCCAGCCTTCCTATTTAGCGTGTCAGCATCAATACCACCTGTTGCAGTGGCTCCTGTTATTACAACAAAGTCCCCTTCTTTAGCACCATGACCAGCATCTGTTATCGTGATTGTTGTGCTTCCATCGGTTGTAGCAATAGGATTTATTAAAATTTGAGTTACAACAGCTCCAATGTCATGCGTTGCAGCCGAAGTGCTATTAGTTCCTCTTGTGCAACCTGTTAAAATTAAACCGCTGATTCCTGTGTAAGTTATAATCTCACTGTCTATTTTTACAATTCCAGCAGTTTTAAAACCCTCAACGCTTACAAGATCAATCTCGGTTTCGCTGGCATCTAAAGCCTCGTTAGTGGTAGTTGCATCATTAGATTTGTCTCTAAGAGGTGTAATGTCGTAAAGAGACTGATCTTGTATTATGTAAAGGTGGTTGTGCGTACCAACAGCGATTCTGTCTTCGCCATCAGTTATTGCTCTCCAATTAACCATGGCTCGAGCAATGCCAGTAATGGTTGTTTCTGTGCTTGTAGTTGTGCCAGCAGCATCAACTAAGTTTATCTGGTCTTTCTCCCAACCACCTATTTTTGTCGGATAGCCATTACGGAAACGCACAAGATCACCATCAACCCAAAATGGACCTTGTTTCCCAGCAGAATACTCTGTTATGTCTTTAACAATTCCTGGATTAAATTGTAAAAGCTGAAGTGCCATTTATACTTTCACCCATTCGTAAATTTTATTTGTTTCTTTTATTCGGTGGTCTAAACCAGTATATCCACCATTTATTCGTTTTGTTAGTTTTTTAATAACATCATCGCTGACACCTTCGTCGCATATTTTCCAAAGGTTGTTTTTTCTAAAAAACCAAATAGCAGTTTCCATCGCATAATCTTCTTCTAGCAATGTCGGATTGCTTAAAACTTCAGGAACACGCATGTCTGATGCAAATGACCTGACATTGTTATACCCTGTTAATTGTAAAAATCCTCTGCCAATATATAGGCTTGCTTTTTCTTTAGTGTCGTTGCCCATTCTGTCGAAATAAACTTTTTCAGCTAATGCTTTTGGATTTTTAGCATATGGTTTTGCACTTTCCTCAGTTGGGAATCTGCTTGGCCAAACACGCATCATAGCTTCAACAGAATAATTTAAATTTTCTCTCGTTAATTTAAAAGATGCACTTTCATGAACGATCTGCCCGAGAAGATGAGCACCACGCTCTGGCGAAAGCTCATAATATTTTACAATGCCACGAGCTGTGTTTGGTCCAAATGAACCATCAGGAGAGCATCCGCATTTAGTTTGTAGTAATTTAAGAGCATTGCTCATATATTAAACCTCGAAAAATTTATCAACCTCGTCAAGAAGATCATCTTTGCTTTTTCTTCTATCCAATTCTATACCTTGTTCTCGCATAAAAAGCTCTAATTCTTTTTTCGTCATGTCGTGGTAATTTTTACTAGCCTCAGGGATTTTTTCTGCGACAACCTCTGTTCCGTTTATTTTTGCTAGAGCTTCTGCTTTTGTCATGCTTGGAGTTGGTAAGCTTTTGCCACCTTTTACATATCGGAGATTGTAAAGCTCTTCTCCTTTATCGTTCTCCCCAACATGAAACATTTCTATTTCGCTCATTTGGTAAGTCCTTTCTGTTTCTCATAGGTTCTCAAGCCTCCAATGCCGAGCATGCCTAAAAGAACAGTCATTAAACTTCCCATGTCAAACTCAGGCAGAGGTGGTATTGTTGTGCCTGTTAATGTTACAATAAAAATAATTAATGGAGATAATATAAAATGATAAAGCAAAGCGAATCCGCAGATCCAACCAACGAAAGGTCTCCATCCACCTTTAAACAAACTGCCACTTGCAGCCTCTGCTTTGTTGATTTCTAGTTGTGCGAGCAAAGCCTCTTGTGCATGTCGCTCACCCATTGTTGCAATCTCGTGAGCAAGTGCAGCTTTTTGATCTTTGTCCTCGATAAATTTATCTAGCAATCCTGTAACTGGACCAACTAAAGATGTGATTAAACTCATTTACATTCTCCAGAGCATACTTGCCAGCAAAACGATTATCGTGCCAGCTCCACCAATTAGAATAGCCTCTATCCTTTTTATTCTAAGGATTGTTTCTTTCCAGCGTTCTTCTAATTGAACTTCTACAACGGTCAATCTACGACTCAGCTCCTCTAGATTCATGATGCTTTTTCAGTTTCCTTTTCGACAACTTCTTTAAAAGACTCTAATAGTTCCTTTTGAAAACTATCAGCTGCTCGTTGAACTTGATCTAGATCTGCTCGCAAACTATTAGCTTTACCGGAAAGATCTTTTAGCTGTGCGATTAGATACTTTTGTTGATTATTAAGATCAGCTTCAGCATAACCTTTCCCATCGATATTTAATACATTTTCATCAGTCATTTTGTTCTCCTTTTCTGTGTTAAGGTTAAACTATTCTTCAGATTCTTCTTTTATCCAAGGAACTCCGTCAGCAGAGGTTGCAGGAGCTAAAGGTTGTAATGTAGCGACTGCACTTTCAATATCACTTTTTGATATTTTACCCCAAACCCAACCTAGAGCTTGATCTTTTGTAATGTCTGCATATGGAGTAAAATCAGAGGCAGAGGCATCATAGGTAAATCGACAAGAATTTGACTTGCTTGCCTTATTGCCATCGTCATCAACACCAGTGCAACGCCATTCTGCAAGATACACACCACCGTCAGAAATTTCATGAAAAAGATTTATTATGTCCCAAGTGTAAGTTATTGCCATCTTTTATGCCTCCAACGCGGTAATACGAGCTTCTAGCTCTTGTATTGTTTTTACTAATAAGGGTACAAGTTTCGAGTGATCAATTTGTTGATAAACTGGCACTTCCTTACTTGCTACCCAACTCGTATCAGATTCGTAAGCAGGTTCAATTGCTTTTCCATTATCATCTGTTTTTGCAATTTTTCCTGCTATCCAATCTGCTTCTAAAACACCTTCATCAATTACATTACCATGTGAATTTAACACTGCATTGGTAACAGTTTTCATTTCATCTTTATTATTAGAAACTGCTTCTGGGACTGCTTCTGCTGCTTCGTGTGCAAGAAATCCATCTACTAAAGTATTAGTATCATCTTCGATCCAATTAAATCTTGCAGGTTTTAATTGTTTAAGTCGAGTAGTTCCATCCCAATCATAACTTACATTTTCTTTTAATCTGTAATCTGACGATGTGTTATAAGAGGTTGCAGTGGCAGTTAATTTTATGGTTCCCTTTTCAACTCCTGCTGCATTTTGAAACTGAATATATGTAGCATTGTTGCCACCTGTTGCCCTTGCGTGACTCATTTGCATCATTGAGACATCAGACAAATCTTGATAAAAAACGCCTAATGTTGTTACGCTTGTACTTCGTATATCACATCTTCTTGCTACAGCAGTTGTTCCAATACTAACAGCAGCACCTGCACTAGAGTTTGGAGCTATTTGTAAACAATTTGAGATAGCACCAACTTCAAATTTCATTATTGCAGGAACAGACGAAGATGAAGTAGCACTTTGAACAACTTGTATTCTTGCTGCTTCATTTGCAACAGCACTTGTGTTAACACCTTTAAAATTAATTAAACCTATAAAATCATCAACTCCTGTTGCGGTGTAGTTTCCAGAAGTAGCAGGTGTTTTTTGAAAAGTTATATAAGGCGTATGACCATCAGTTGCAGAGCGACAAGCTAAAGAAAAACCCGCGTCTTCGCTTACCATTGTCACGCTTAGATCAGCACCATTAGTTTGTTCTCTAACTTCACCAAGCTCAACAACACCACCGTTAGTTATCTTCATCCTTTCTACCCAAGTTATCGAGGTGTCACCAGACCCACTAACAGCCGTGTCCCACACATGCTCACCGCCATTTTGGTAATATCTGTTTGCAAAATCAGTATCTATACGTTTATATGCAGAACCATCCCAATACCAGTTGTACCCCATTTGAGTAGAGGCAGATGTAGTTCCAAAGAAACCTCTATCACCTATCCTTAGACGACCATCAAATGCCCCATCCCAAGCATGTATATCAGTAGTTCCTATTGCTACCGTACCACGGCTGTCAATCCGCATCCTCTCCGTTGGGGAAGCTGCGTTATCTGCTGTTGTAAGAAAAGTTAATCTTCCTGGCATGTCATTACTACCAGGAGTTCCATCTACACTGCCCCTAATAGCAGCACCAACACTTGCCATGTCAGTTCCATCAGAGCCTATAAAATTAATTCCTCCCATGATGTCACCATCATTAAGAACAGTCTGAGTTCCAATAGTTCCGCTTCGGCTATGAGCAAGACTTAACGTAGCACCATCTGATCCATTTCTAAACGTAGCAAAAGATGCAACACTAAAGTTTGTGTCATAGACTTGCAGTTCGTTGTGTTCACCTGAAATAGCAATTCCAGTGCTATGCCCTACAACTACAGCATCATTCCCACCATCAACAAACAGCATATTAGCGTTGCCATTTGATTCAACACGGAAGTCCAAGTCAGCACTGTCTTCATTAAAAACAGACCCAGAAGAAGTCATTTGAAGAGTATTGATTCCAGTTATAGAACCTCCTGCACTTCCAGACGCAGATGTATCAAAGCTAATTTTAGAAGTATCCATAACCATTCGTGAGGCTATGCCATCCGCAATGTATACATTGCCAGTTGTTACACCCCAGTTCATTGCAAAGTTCATTTGATTGGAGCTTTTATGTCCATAAAGAGCACCTGCTTGACCCATCTGCAATCCAGGATAGTTTGTAGACCAATCTATAATAGTTGAATTACCAATCCCTATACCGTCATTTCCACCATCTATAAAAAATAAGTTGTCGTGGTTGTTAGACTCAACACGAAAGTCTATATCTTGAGAGTCTTCGTTAAATACCATTGAAGCAGCACTAGCGTCAGTATTTACAAATGACTGTATTTCTCTGGCTGTTCCATTTAAATAAGCTGACCAAGCATACGCTACATCTTCACTCCCTGCTGTAACATCTCGCATTCTAGCTGTAAGATTAAGAAAATCATGCTCATCTCCGTCAGAATTTTCACCAGTCCAATCTATAGCACCTATTAAATCATCATTCGCGGGTGAAGCTGAATTTCTACGAAGTTTTAATTTAGGTCCAGCATTTGCATCAGCATCAGTAGAGATAAGAGTTAGTTGTGCTGTGTTATCAGCAGTTGTAGCTGTTAAAGCACCAACACTTAACGAGGCAAAAGCGTCAACAACAGCAGCACCTGATCCTGCACCATCTAAATAAACAGCTTTAACATCTCCTGCGGGAATCGTTACATTTGCACCAGAACCTTGACTAATAACAATGTCTTGAGAACCACTTGTACCGTTTTCAATATAATAAAATTTATTAACAGTATTTGGTCCAATAGTTATCGTACAAGTTGAATCTAATGTTCCTGTGTATTTAACATACATCGCTCTGACAGGGTCTGTGGAGCCATCAGCAATAGTCGAGGTATGTGTATCAGCATTTGTGGTTATAGCTTCTGTGCCAAAGCCAAAAGCCTCCCCGATTAATTCTAAGTTCGTATTGGTGACAGTTCCCCATGTACCTGAGTTGTCACCAGTTCCCATCTCACTGAGTCGGAGATCATTTACATAGGTTATTGCCATATCAGTCGATCCTTACTATTGCATTGCTCGCTGTTGCTGCAGGAAACACAATTTTAAAAGTTCCTCCTGAAACTGTGAAATCACCACCGAAGTCAAGAACTGCTATTGCACCTCTAGCGTTCGATGAAGCATCGCCCAGCGTCTTGTTGTAAATTAGAGCACCTCGTGCTGTAAATGTAGCTGATGTCCATTCTGGATCAGCTGCATCGAAAACACCACTTGTACTGTTTTCAGTAACGGCTTTACTTGCGAGAGCATTACCTCCAGTGGTGTATCCGTTTCCGTTCGCAACCTCACCAGATGTTACATATCCGTCTGTTGCTGCACCCAAGCTCGCTGAGCTGGTGTAAAGTGCTATGTAGATGTTATCTGAGTCTAGATGATGATCACCTAGTAAAACATCTTTTTTAAACAATGTGCACATTGCTTGACTTATTGCCATGGTTATATACCTCCGTTATATTCTGCTGCATAGTCTCTGCTCATCTCTTGAATGAACAGCTGAACAGCCTCATCAAATTGTGCTTTATATAGTTGTAGCGTTTCTCCAGCTTTAAGGAAAGCAGAAGTTTCATAAAGTGCTGCTGCTAATAAAACTGCAGGAGCATTCGTATCGATCCAAGTATTCGCATTGCTTGAACTCAAACCTGTTTCCGGAGCAATAAAATCAACTTGGTAAGCAAGAGTCGCATCAGGAGTTGGAGCCAGTGTTATAACTGTTCCAGAAGTTGTTGCGTTTTTCGTGCTATACATTATTGGTGTTCCAGTCGTGCTTGACTTTGGCCAATAATCCCTTAAATATGAATCTATCCTATGATCCAAATAATTAACATTTCCGCTTGAATCTGTTATCGAAGCTTGTCTTATCATTCTTGCTGTGGCAACTGTATAATCAAAAGTCCCGACGACAAGATTACCAGTCGTTACTTTTCTAAAACAAGGAAGATTAGGAAGTCTTTGGAAAACCATCTCTTCAGCCTGAGCAATTATAGTGTCTATAGAATTAGTAAGCTCTGTTGAGTCGTCCTCTACAAAATTTTGTATATTTGCTTTTAAAGTTGTATAACTCATTATTGACCCCAAGCTCCTTCATTCCAACCATTTTCACCCCAGCCTTGATTGACCAATACATTAGTAGCATTCCCAACACCACCTGTACCACCAACACCTGTTTCAACTGCGGCTCCGAGACCAACTTCATTCCCAACACCACCTGTGCCAGCAACTCCAGACTCAGGTATAGAAATTTGTATTACTTCATCGTTCGATTCACCATGATTGCCTGTTGCACCAGTGCCTGCAACTCCTGTTTCATTTACAATAGCTTCGACAACTTCTGTACCAACTGCACCAGTTCCTGCAACTCCTGCTTCAGCTATAGAAAGCTCAAGTGCTTCTGCACCAACTGCACCAGTGCCAGCCAAACCTGTTGCATTAAACTCTTGGTCAACAGTTATTCCAGGAGATGTTGCTGGGGTAGTTCCTAGAGTATTAAGCTGACCACCCATTCCTGAATGACTTGTGCAATAATAGTAAAGTGTCGGTGCACTTGCTGCAACTGTTATCTGGGTGTATGCTCCTGCGCTTCCTGGAGTGCCATTAGTTGTAACACCAGTTGTATACTCTGAACCACCACTGTGAGAACCACCAGAAGTTGTTGAGAATCTCAAAGGATGACCACTATTAGAAGAATCAGACTGGTCGAATCTATATGTTTTTGTTTCTGTCATGCTTATTGTCGGAGCAGGACCACCAGTGTCGATATAATATTTATTGCCACTTCCTGGATCCGCAACAGTCATGCTAAAAGAGATTGTTCCAGAGGCTGGTGTGAAAGCAGTCCCACCCAGCTCATCGTTCTCTTCAGAATAATAATTTAATGTTGGTGCACTTGAATCAACTGTTATTTCTGTGTAAGCACTAGGAAATCCAGGAGTTCCGTTGGTTGTTACTCCTGTGGTATATTCAGAACCTCCGCTGTGAGTGCCTCCCGAAGTTGTGCTAAATCTAAATGCATTGCCTAAGTTAGAAGAGTCTGATTGATCGAACCTATATGTTTGACCTTTTTGCAAATAAAGTTGTTGCTGGAGAACAGAGTCAATATAAAATCTGTCTCCTGATCCTGGAGCAACAGTTACAGAATAACCCACATAAGAAACTGAGGACTGAACTGATACACCACCAATTCCAGGAACACCTGCTGCAACAGGTGTCGACTGAGGAACCTCGTTACCAACCGCTGCTGATCCAGCAGAGCCTGTTGCATTGATAGTAACATTTTGCAAAAGGTCTGTTCTGTCTATTAAACCAGATCTTCCATGTCCAGGACAGCCGACTGGTGGTCTGTCTTGTATAGGTGTGAATGGATCGAAAGCATAGCCGATATATATAATAACATCTTCTTGACTTTGTCCAGTCGATCTAGGCTGGAAAAGTTGCTGAGCATCTATAACATTTTTGGCAGGAGTAAGTTGTGGGTGCTTTGGTTCCCATTCGTCAGGTGCAACACGCAAACCATCCCAAGTGGTCTTGAGCTGAGTATATCTTACTCTTTGGCCACCTCGGTCGCTTATCGCATATGATTTTTTGCCTTTTGCATATTTCGCCATGTTATACCAAATTCAATGCGGTTGGTTGAACTCTTAAACTTACACCATCATTGTCGGAAGATGCTGCAAAATTAAAAGCTCGTTCGTAAAGTTCATTTAATAATTGAAATCTATCAGGTGCATATTTAATAGATAACTTGGCTGCAAGTCCAGCGGAAATACAATCGCTCCAACGATAAGGAACATCTGTGTCTTGATTAGAAGCTGTTATATCATCAAGTTGATTTACTGCCCAATAATTTAAAGTGTATGTTTTATCAGGAACATTCCAGAAATAAATAACAGGAGTATATTGCTTGTCAAGCATGTATTGGCTTGGTTTGCCTTCAGTTGTTTTATTCGGAATCTGGTTGTATTCGGATATTGTAACTCGATTTATTGTTTGGTCTGTGGAGTCTTCTCTTATTACAGCATCAATAATGTCTATTGTTCCTGCTGGTAAAGTGTAAGATGTTGTTCCGTCAGCCAATGTTAAAGTGTTTTGAGTTACTGCCCAATAATTAATACCTCTGTTCGCAAATTCCGAGAACAATAAATTTAAACTTCGTCGAGCGGAAACTGCCTGATCTCCTGTTCGAGTTTGCGGATCTATTCCGCAACGCTCATAGGCTTCAGTTATTACCTCTTCAACATCTGGTCTAAATGCTACTGTTCCGGAAAGTGCCATTAATACTGTTTAATCCCTCTGATAACAACTTGATATGCATCACCTGCTGCACCAGCACCAGTCGTTGTAAATTTAATATCACCAGTTCCATTTGCACCATAACTTGAACTTGTTGGTAAACCACCGAACTTAGAAAAGTCTTGGTATCCAGATTGACCCTCGTCAAGATGCATGATTATTATGTCTGTGTCAGCATCTGCAAGAACCTCAACAGTCATTGCTTTAATAACCCACCAACACTCTGCAATTCTAATTCCTGTGCAGGCATTACCATTTGCATCCGCAGTTAATCCAGAAACATCTATTTTTAAAACTGCACTTTCATTGCCTGTGTCGACATACTGATACTGAAAAGCAAAAACAACTTCACGAGAACTTTCTGAAATTTTTGTTGACGTCGTAAGATCTGCCATTAATTTCTCCTAAATTATAGGTGAGGTTTCCCCCACCTAATTAAAATCCTCTATTACTGATCAGCAAATACAGGTGCTGTTGCACTTGTAACATTACCAAAAATTTGATAGTTCGTGGAATCTTTGCCAACAATTGTTATGTCAAATCCAGCAGGAACATTTAGCTGAATGCTGCTGTTTGAGTTGCCATCAGAGAATACTGAACTCACTTCATTGTCGCTGTCTAGGAATGTTACACCACCAACATAAAAATTAGTATTTCCTGGAGTTACGATTATCGCATCGGTTGCATCAGCTGCACCACCTGCATATACAAACCTAAATACAGAACCAGCGATTGGTGCTGGCAATGTGTAAGTATTGTCTTGACCTCCATCCGGAACAAGCAAAATTCTTCCACTGTGAGTGGCGTTTGTAAGAGTTACGTCTGCATCTGCAAGACTTACTGGTGCATCACCGAGCGTTGTTACTTCAGTAATTGTCCCAGTTGTAGCATTTTTGCTAACTGTTTTTAGTGTACTTTCAGAACGGACTGGTCCTGTAAATGTTGTATTAGCCATGTTGTATCTCCTTGTCGTGGCTAGAGTCAGCTTGCGCTGTCAAGTTGATAGTAAAGAGGGGAGACAAGCTCCCCTCCATAATTTTTATGCAGCACCTTCTGTGCCGAAAATTCCACGCCAGTCAGTGAAACCGAATGAATAACGCTCACGCACTTTGTAGCGAACATTACCAGTTTCGAAGTCACCTTCCATGCCTTTTTTCATAGGCGAACGCTGGAACATTTTCAAGCCATCAGGAACATCTGTCTGAACAAAGAACGCATCTGAGTCAGTCAAACGACGCATCACATGGTATCCTTGTGGCAGATAACCGCCAGACTTGATAGCATTGATGTCGTTGTCAGCTGTACCAGTGCGAAGCTGTGATTCTAACAAACGCTCTGCGACAAAGGTATAAGCAGTTGGAATAATCAACTGTGTACCTTGAGCAGCAATTCGAAGACCACGATCATCTTTCATATCCGCAATCTGGATAAGGATAGACTCAAGTGAAGTCTCAGAAAGGTCTGCAGCAGTTGCCAACACATTAGACTGGTTTCCGTTGGTAGTTGGGTGAGATGCACTTAAAAGTACAACACCGTCACCACCTGTAAAGCCAGCTGTTTGTGCATTGTTTAAAACATTCGCAGCTTTGATTTCTTTAGTAGAAGACATTGAGCGTGCGAGTGCTTTAGTGTAGCGTGATGCAATCGAACCATATTGACCATCCTCTTCAGCTTCCTCAGTAATTGAGAATGCCAAAGCAATAGTTTCATGCTGATAACGTGCAGTCCATTGTTGACTACCAGTATCGTATGAAACAGCAGCACCTTCGTTTTTAGTTGGTGCTGAGCCAAAACCTTGCAACAATACATCTTCTTCGAATGCTCGGTTAGAAGTATTAGAAGAAAAGACCGCTGCATATTCTGGTGGATAGCTGTCGTATTCAAGACCGAAAAGAGTATTCAGTCCTGGCTCGAGCATTTTAGCAAATTGTGCTCTATTCATAGCCATTATTCATACCCTCCTATATGCCTGCACTGTCTTTTAGAATGTGCTCATTGATAAGCACTTCCATGACAGCGTTGGTTCCGAAAGCATTGTCTGGCGCATCGTAAAGAGCGATGATCTTACAAGTAGCAGCACCAGCTGCCATTGTTCCAGAGATTTCAAAACCTGATTGACCAGTCACAGTAGATCCTGCCCCAGCAACAACATCAGCACAATTACCGATATTTGTCTGAGCAGGTGCTCCTGCAGACTGAACTTTAAACACAGTATATGGATCATCATATACATATGCGATGATGTCTGTAGCAGTAGTGCCTGAAGGCCAATACTCACTATAAACGTATGAACCATCTGATGCGGTATAAGATACTCCAGCAAAGACACCAATGTTATTGGTTTCTGTTGCACTGTGCGGAGTAAGCAAACCAGTGTTAATCAGAATCACCAAGTCACCTGTGAAGATGTTCTCAGCAAGACCACTAGCAATAGTGTACTTGTTAGCACGAGGAATATTACCACTCATATGGCGAACTGGGACAAACCCAAAGGCTGCATCAACATTAGCCATTATTCGCTCCTTTCAGCGTAAAGTTTAATCTTCCATAACAGAGAGATCTCTGCCACGGCTCATTGAAGACTTCCTATCCTGATAGATAGGTTGTCCTGTTTTTCGTCCTAATGCCTCGAGATCTCCTGCAATTGACTCATTAGCTTCAACGCTACGATTGTGGTAATAATTTTTCATTGCTCTATGCTTTTCTATTGGCATTTCGCAAAGTAACATTCCTTCAATTCCAATTGATCCTGCCCACTGACCATGATTGATAGTCGGAAACAACTTCTCTTTCACACTGTCAGCTTTGCGAGGTTCCCAGCCTTCACGCATACGTTTATACACGTTATCTGGGGTGTCTTTACCCTGAATCGAGGTAGCAATCCATCGTTGGGTGTATCCTGGACGAGGTTCTGGAGCATCCAACAATGATGGTGGTTTCCACGCAGTATCTGGGCGAGATTGCTCATCTCTGGTGGAAGTTCGAGTTTCGTTCGCACGCACGTTTCTTTTCTCAGTCATGACTGGTTCCTTTGTTGTCTTTTGATTTCAGCCTCGTATTGTTTGAGACCTGCCTCTGTTGTAATTCCAAGTTCACGAGCCATCCTAAGTTGTTCCTGTGACATACGCACTCTATTGCCCTTATAAGATGAACCGCCTGTAGTTGGCGCAACTGGTTGTCTACTTTTTGTTCTTGTCTTAGACGGACTTGATCCCGAGTTTAGCTCAGGAAACACTTTTTGTAAACGATTATTAAGAACGTCATAATATTCGTCAGAATCTTTGTCATATCCTTCTATATCTAGCTGAACATCTATAGACCTTGCAGCAGCAGTTTCTCGCTCAAAACCAGCAGAATTGAACCAACGATTCTTTTCCCACCAATCCATTGCTTTTTTAGGTGCTGGATTCTGTGCAACCTGTTGAGCTCTGCCAACTGTTGGGGAAGCAGCACGCTGAGCACGCTGTTGCTTTTGTAAATCAGCAATTCGCATAGCAGCACGCATATCTGCCATCTGCTCTTGGAAATTTACTTGAGCTTCAGTATCCCCTTCTTCAACTGCTTTGGTCAATGCAGCCTTAGTTTGGGCATAGCGTTGATTGAAAGCTTCTTCATTGCTTTTAGCAGAGCCTTGTTCCAAACGAGCGAGCCTTGCATTTAACTGGGCATTTTGCTCTTGCATTTGGCGAGCTTGAATTTCTGCTTCTCGCCTTTGATCTACAAGTTTTTTAATTCGTTTTTGAACCTTTGGACCATAATCGTCTTCTTGCTGTTCTTGCTCAGCTGCTTTTTCTTCAGCAACGTCTTTAGCTTCTTCAGCAGGGTCTTCGGTAATTTCTATTTCGAAATCTTCAGGTTCTCCTTTTGCCTTTTTGATTTCTTCTTCAATTTCTTGAACTACATCTTCATTTGCCATGGTAGCGTCCTTCCAAGTTATGTCGCTAAATATGCGGTGACTTCGACATCTTCTGGCAAAATAGACGTTAATTCGTCGTCATTTAACAAAAGAAATCTAACACCATTAATTGTTACTTTCTGGCCAGCATATTTGCCATAAGTAACTCGATTGCCAGTTTGGGGTGTATTCATCTTCCAAGCTGCACCAGAGTCTCTGTCTCTGAAAGCAAGATCACCCATAGCTGCAATTCGACCATGAGCAGTTAAATACTCCTCATTGTCTTTAGAAACGCTTGGCAGATGTATTCCACCTTTCGTTTTCATTTGCACTTGATGGGGTTGAACTAAAACTTTCCAATTCAGGGGAACTGGTAATTGGTCAGATGTGACCGTTGAATCTGTTGATTCGTCTTTATATTCATGCTGATGAGACATGTTAATCATCCTCTTCTAATTTTTTTAATGTTTCACCGATTATCTCAGAAGCTTGTTCTAAACCTTCCGCAATACCGACGTTCTTTTGATATGACTCAAAGTCGGAAACCCGACCTTGAATCAAGCTTTCAGCTATTTCTAGCCTTTTCTCCCTCAGATTCTTTTTTATCTGATTGAGTAGATCTGTTACCGTCATTTTTGACACCTCCTGACATAGAAACGCCAGTTACAAAAATGGTAACATCTTTCTTTTCATCTGACATTAATATCCTTTCTTTTTCATTGTTTTCTTTTTTTTGGCCATAGGTTTCTTTTTGCCTTTCATAGCCATTTTCTTCATTGGTTTCTTTTTACCATACATCGACTTGCCTCCTTTCATTAGTTTGCCGAAACTTGATCTATTCACCTTCGCCTCCTGGAATAAAAGGCAAAGCTCCGAACATTGACAAAAATTTAAATAGGTCTTTTGAGCTTCCTACTTTTTTGCCACCTTTACCTTCTAGCTGCATCGGACTTGTTTCTGTATAAACATCAGAAGGTTTCCCTGTTTTACTCATCACCTGTTGACCTCTAAAATATGGTGCTACTTTAACGAGTGATTGTAAAGCTCCGACTTGTTCCATAGCTCTATTTCTATGACGACCGTCATGTCCAACGAACTGAGCAACATTTTCTTTTGGAACCATGTATTCTAAAAAAGGCACATTGTCTTCAGGATTGTTAAGAGGAATGCCAGACTCTATCTCAGCAGCATACTGGTCGACTGTTTTCTGCATTTGCTTTGCGACAGCTGGGTCTGCTGTATCTATCTGAGCAGCAATCTTTCTAAATGTTTCTGGTTCTATTATTGCCAAGTCAGCTTGAGCTCTATTGGCTTGCTCTAAACTTTCTAAAATCGCAGTTGGCTCGTAAAGGTTAAAAGCCTCCGGAAACTCTTTTTCTAGATTAACTAATTTTGTTCCCATTCGCTCAGCAAGTTCGTCAGCTGGCTTGTCTAATTTATTCGCCAAAGAAGCCACCCATCTAAAGGCTGTGTCTCCTAGTTCAGCTAATATCCTGCCTTTGCCCATTAAAATTCCTCCACTGGCAAAGCACCTAGATTGCCAGATAATTTAGAGGCAAGAGAACCGAAAAAACTTTTAGCTGGTTGCGTCAAAAGCTTTACTCCAGGAATCATCTCTACAGCACCGAATCCTAAGTCAAGTGCACCTTCAAGATAATCACCTCGCTGAACAGCTCTTGATCCTTCTTGTGCAACGAGCGGTAAAGCAAGAGGTGTTAAATCTAAAAGACCAATATTGTCTATTAAATTATCAGCACGCATGTCTCCAACTAATACGTTCTTGCCTCTGTCGTCAACTCCGATAAAATCTAGTGCACCTCTAATTTTGTCTCTATACGTTGGACCACTTAAAAATTTTGCATCTGGTGGAACAGTTATAAATTCAGCTTTCGATGCAGCTTTTATTCCTTCTTCGTAAGGATCTGCCACTAGACTTGACCTCCGGAAAGTTTACTTGCTAATATTCTCAAAGTTTCCATAAAGCTTTTGTCTAGTTCTTTTGCAGCTTTTGCGAACTCTTTAGGAGAGATCTCGTCGGACTTAATTCCTCTGCGCTCTAAAAAGCTTTTTGCAGCTCTTATCTCTGCTTGTGCTACTTTTTTAATCGCTGCTCGTGCCATAATTAACCTTTTATCTTTTTATTAATGTATAAGACAGCAGCATAAACGACAAGTCCAAAAATTGTGGCAACACCAATATCGACTAAATGCTCACGCATGTTGTAAATAAATTCAATGCCAGCTTCTACATCACTCATGCCACCACCTTCGCCAAAGGTAATGTTTTTCGTGCCAGTAAAAGTTTCTATCGTTTGTTCCATTATCTAGCATTCTGTTTTTGGTCTGGGTGCATCGGGGATCTTGTAAGATATTCTAATGTGCTTTCTAAATTTTTTACACGAGCCTGAACTTTAATTATTTCCATCATATGAGAAGCCATGCCACCCATATCCTCATTGATCATTTCAATGTCTTCCCATATGTCGTTGTCTGCATCTTCCATATCTTCGTAAATTTCTGAAAGTATGTCTATCATTTCATCGAGTTTTTCAGTGTTTTGCTTTACATCTCTTATTAAATTTGTTTTATCAGTAGCATTATTCTCAACAGTCAGAATATTAACTGTCTCTTCAAGGTTTGATATTGTGCTTGCTTGTTGTGCCGTCCACCAAATAAAGCCACCAATCTGAGCTATAACAACTCCGATAACAGCAACACTTACTTTGGGCATCTTATCCATTACCAAGCCTTACACGACCAATATCGTGCTTTTGTTTTTGGTCCAGGATTGTCGCAATTATGCCTTGCTCTAAAATTACTCCTTCGTCCTTTTTGATTTTTCTTAATACGCATATTTGGATCGCCGAAGGTAACACGCTTCACTTTGTCGCCATCCATAACATAAACGACTGACTTCTTTTTGCCATAGCTCGTTTCGCCTTTAGCAATCCTGCGAGGCTTATTTAGTTTTACAGTCTTGCCTTTGTACTTAGCCATTACTTTTTATGAACCTTTTGCACCTCGAAAGATGCTTTTTTGCTAGCACCTTTGTGTGGTTTATAACCTGTTGGTGGATTTTTCATTAGTTTATAACCTGAACCAGACTTCATCCAGTGAAATCCTTTAGGTGCTTCAACTGCTTTTTTTGCCACTTTTCTTTTTCCCCTTCAATAAATCAGAGTCTGCCTTTCTGGCTCCTCCTTTGCCACTTACAAAACTTTTAACTCTTCCCATTGCCCAAGCGTGTTGCGATGTTTTGGGTCTACTGCCAGAGCTAAAATATGCACCTTGTCCCCTTTTATATACTTCGTCAAGTTTTGATTTGCTGAATCTAGCTGCTCCTGGAATAGAAGAGTATCGCCCCATGTCCTTTTTAGGTTTGGCTTTTTTCTTGGGTTTTGTTGCCATTAACTTTTACTCCTTTGCTTGCTTATTCTTTGCATTTCTGCTTTTGTAAGCGTGCCTTCCCTGTATTTTTTAGCAGTCCTTTTTATTTCTTTCTCTCTTGCCTTAGGATTCTTCGCACCTTGCAGGTATTTTCTAGGAACACCTTTTTTGGTCTTAGCAACTTTTTTAAACTTTTTTGGCACTTTTCCTCGCATTCTTAAAATCAGATTTTTTCGGAGCACCTTTCGTTCCTGGCTTCCTCATTCTCTCGCCAGAACCAGCCTTTATTCGATTCTTTTTAGCATTTATGTTGGCATATAGTCCTTTTCTGCCAGCCATTACTTTTTCTTCCTTTTAAGCTTTTTAAAATCAGCACCTGTAATTTTATTACGAGGCTTGGCAATGGCAGCAAGTTTTTTCTGCTTTGGGGAATATGACTTACTTCCTTTTGGTTTCGGCATATTAACCTCCTAGAAGCTGATTCATCATAGAATGAACATCGTCGCCAGAGCCAACTTTCATAATTTTGACTTTAACATCAGAGTCATGATCTTCTTCCATCATTTCCTCTTCTTCGCCAACGCCATATTGCATATGGTGACAAAGCAGCAAAAAGTTTACAAGTTGGTCATCGGAAAGTTCTAAACCTTCTGAGTCGTGAGCAAAACCCATTTTCTCCATGAAAAGTTCAGCATTCTCTTCCATATTTTCTACATTTACTTCAGCCATATTAACCTCCTATTGGTTCATTTCCATATCTCTAATTCCGGACTCTACATCCTGAACTAGAATGCCAGCATTTTTAGCTCCCATCATCTCTCGGTCTGTCATTTCGACAACTCTACCATCGACCATGTAGCTCTTCTTTTCTCCACCACTCATTAATCCACGAAGTGCACCACCGAGGCTTTGCAAAATAGACATAATGCCAGAAGACTCGCCTTCAGTGAGCGAACCACCAGCCATAACTTTTTGCTTGGTCATTTCTAAACCATCGATAATGTCTTTAGTTCCTGCTGGATCCATCTCCATAAGACCCATCTGGGCATTATTAATCATTTGTATTTCGCCACTTGCCCTAGCTGATTCCATTTCCGAGGGTTTCATGCTTACTGCTTTCCCGTCAACAGTATAAGACATTTCCATCTCATTAGCAGGCATTTTTGAGTCTGCTGATAAAAGCCTATTCATTTGTTCTGTTTGGTCTGCCATTCGATTATCCTTGTGCTAAAATATTTGTGTCTAATTCAGGATCATATGCACCTGTGTAATTTGTTGTAAGCAAATTGCCTTGTGCATCATAATCTTGCGAGCCGATTTTAACCTGTTCTTCTCCAATCTTAAGAGTTGTTGGGTCTCCAGTTAGTCTATAATTAGAACCGATAGACTCAGGATTTATCAACGCACCATCAGCACCGAAAAAGTTTACAGTGCCATCTGGATTTTCAACTCTGCGAACCATCTCATCGAACTGCTCTGGGGAATAACCAAACCTTGTTAAATAACTTCCTACAAA